GATATATTAACAAAGAACTTCTTTAGTTGCGATAATCTACTGGAGATGTTATAATAATATGTCATCCACGACAATAACTCGGAGAAATTTAATTGACAGAAAAATTCACACCTGATCCTACTCTAAATGGACAAGTCAACAATACATTCGTAAAAGACGAATATCAGCCCTTAGGTAAAGAAGTCTACATCAAAGCCGCAGACATGATGTCTGATAAAGGTTATAAAGAAGCCTACTTAGGAGATACTATCCGTTTTAAAATGAAACGTGATAAGAAACGTTTCTGGGCAGGCGATAACATCAGCGACTATGTTAGCGAACAAGACAAAGAAAAGTTAATCGACGAAGCAACAGAAGCTTTTGAAACAGTGCTCGATCGTTTACTAATTGACAGAGAAAACGATCCTAACTCGCATGGCACAGCACGTAGACTTGCCAAGATGTACTTTAACGAAATTATGGCAGGTAGATATGAACCAACTCCAGACGCAACAGCATTTCCGAATGATTCGGAGGACCGCTACGAAGGTATGCTGGTTGTCCGTAGTGAGCTTCGCAGTATGTGTAGTCATCATCACCAACCCGTTAGTGGCGTTGCTTATATTGGCATTATTGCTGCTCAGAAACTCATCGGTCTCTCAAAGTACACAAGAATCGCCCAATGGTGTGCCCGACGTGGTACTCTCCAGGAGGAACTTTGTAATGATATTGCTAGGGAAATCGAAAAAGCCACAGGTGCCAAAGACCTAGGTGTCTACATTCAAGCAGTACACGGCTGCTGTGAGAATCGTGGCATTATGGCGCATTCATCGTTGACACAAACTACTGTGCTCAAAGGTGCTTTTAAAGAAGACGGCAATACAAAGAAAGAATTCTTTGATAATATTAAACTACAACAGGAGTTTGCCCCAAGATGAATTCAGTAGACATGGCTAACGATTTAATCAATCGTGCTAAAAATTTAAAAAAGTTTGAAGTTAAGCGTATGCTAGAAGATGGCATTCTGTTTAACGGTTCTGTGCCGTTTGATATTAAAGGCAAAAATGATTGCTATTGGATCTATGCTTATGCGGTTACGCAGGAAGAAGCAGAAGCACAGGTTGATGCTTGGTTAAAGGATCGCACATGAAATTCTTTCTTAATTTTTTAGAACGTATAGGTAGAAAACGTATTATTATGGATCGGGTTGATAACGAACCATATTTAGAACGTTACTATTTGTTTCTAAAAGATAGAAAGAGATTTCCTTTCAACGTGTTTCTACACAAGTTCCTTAAGGGTGATCCTGATGATGTTCACGATCATCCTTGGCCGTATGCTACAATAATTTTACGAGGCGGTTACTACGAATGGGTACCTGTGTTTAATACCATAGGAAAGAAAATTAATGAAATTCGGTACTGGCGTGGTCCGGGTCATTTTCGCATTTGTAATTCTAATTCCTATCATCGCATTGAATTAAAAGAGGGTGTGACTGCTTGGACACTGTTTATGCCAGGACCTCAAAAAAGAGACTGGGGATTCTTAGTCAGCAACAAATGGATACAAAACGAACAATATATAGCCCAACGTAAGGAGTCAAATGCTAAAACGTAAAGTAGATTGGAATGAGTTTCAATGTCTAGTATCAAAGATTTGTAGAAGTATTTCTACGTCTAACTGGCGGCCTGATTATGTAGTTGGGATTACTAGAGGCGGACTACTTCCTGCTGTAATGATCAGTCAATACTTTAACATTCCCTGCGAAGCATTGAAAGTAAGTCTTAGAGACAACGGCGGAGAACATTCTACTGAAAGCAACCTTTGGATGTCAGACGATGCTTGTACTGGTAAGAAGATACTTATAGTAGACGACATCAACGATACCGGAGCAACTATTAATTGGATTATCGATGACTGGTGTAGTAGTGGGATACCGGGTAAGAGTTGGGAAGACGTATGGAATCGTAACGTAAGATTTGCCACAATATTTGACAATCTATCTAGCGAGTCTAAAGTATCAATGGATTACATCGGTGAAGAAATTAATAAAAAAGAAACTCCGGTATGGATTGATTTTCCGTTTGAAGAATGGTGGGCTAAATGATTGATGCTAAAGTAAAAATTCATTGTACAGATAATGGTAAAGATATCGAAGTACATATCCTTAACTATAAACCTAAAGCATTTTTAGAAGTAGCATTTCAAACTGTAAAACTACGTATGGTGTATAAAGAAAACACTCGTGTATTTTTTGGCAGTTTAATGGGTCGCGAATTCACAATCAAAGAAGATGCGTTACCTCAAGAACGTAAGGAGTTTCAAAGATGACCAACGCTATAAAAATTGTAAAAGATCAGCCTCCGTATATAGAAGATAGTGCTGCTCCCTGGAATGATTTACTCGAAGAAGATTATCATGTTAAAGTGTTTAAAGACAAATACCCAGTAACCGAAGGTCACTTATTATTTGTGCCTAAATATAACACCGTAGCTGTGCTAATGGATGCCTTTGAAGATGCTGTACGTGACGGTATGCGTATGGTCAATGACGGCGAATGCGATGGATTTAATATTGGATTTAATTACGGCACATCAGCAGGTCAAACAGTTAGTTGGCCGCATGTACATTTGATCCCCCGAAGAACGGGAGATATGGAAGACCCAACCGGAGGTGTACGACATGTTATACCCGAAAAAGGAAATTATAGGAAATGGAAATGAAAAAACAAATCGTTGAAACATTAAAGCAGCATTTTGAGGCACACATCCTCAAACACAAGATGAATGTAGATATCATGTTAGCCAACCCTATGGCTATTCACGATCACACAGATCTTATGGATGCTATTGAAAAAGAAGTCGCTCAAATTGCTGAGTATATGGATAAACTAGAAGTAATGGAAAAATACTTTAATGACTGAGATTTGTGTTCCGTGGAAAAGTCAAAGCAACGTTTGGTGGAACGAGACCTGTGCTCGTATTATTGAACATTTTGGTTTGCCTGGTAACAGATATACTACAGAAGTAAGTGCCGATGACATGAAATTCTTTTTCGTCAATGATAAAGATGCTTTTATGTGTAGAATTATGATCAGTGAGGAATTATGAGAGATAGGATTATCGTAATACTCGCTCTTGCGTTTTCTATCTTTATTTTATTCTTTTCAGATTTTGGAAAATCTGGGACTAGAGTCTACGATTGCGGCATGGCCGAGTGGCATCCAGATATCCCTAATGATGTTAAAGAAGAATGTCGCAGACTCCGAAAAGATTACTACGATAATCATCACAAAAACGATAGCAGGTTTACTACATGAGCAGAGCATTATTTTTAGGCGATAGTCATACTTGCGGGTATGTGACTATTCCCGGCAAAACTGGATTTGGTAGTTACAGCATGTGGAATGATAACAGTTATGCTGAATGCTATGCTGACGCATTTCAAAAACAAACAGCAGTCTACGCACTACCCGGTGTGTGTAATCGAATCTACCCCGACTGGTTACGTACTATGCTCGATCGTCATCCTGATATCGATGAAGTGTATGTATTGTTGGCTAGTTTCAATAGATTTGTATTAGCATTTAACGAAACATTATCTACTGATATTTTACCAGCCGACTATTTTACTTTAACACAAGAAAAAAAGAATCCGTTAGTTGATCTATATTATGATCAGATTTTTAAAGATGACAGATTTCAGTTATTGAATAAACCCACATACGAAGACTTTGGCCGAGTAGCTGACATTAATTTTGACTACCAAAACGGTCTAATGAAACCCGATCTTAGAAAAGACACATTTATGGATGTGAAGTTATTCTTTGATCTAAATACTCACCTAGAACAAAGAGACTTTTTTAAAGATATTCTTACTATGGATCGAATGTGTGAGGATCACGGATGTAAAATATATCTGTTCAATATGACCGATCGAGTAAAATTTCCTGAGAAGTTTGATTTTTATACAAAATTAAAATCTACCGTTATATCACCTATTACTATAGAAACATTTTTTAGACAAAAGTTTATTGATCATAAAAAGTATTTTCTTGAAGATAACGAACACTATAACAAAGCATTTCACGAATTAATTGCTACTAAATTTATACCATGGCTAAAAACAATTTAAAAATATTATTAGCAGGTGATAGTTTTTCTGCAAAGTGGCCCGACAGTCCATCTGGCTGGCCCTATCTATTAGGCAAAGAATTTAATATAACTAATGTATCGCAAGCAGGGGTCGGCGAGTATAAAATTCTTAGACAACTTAAAAGTCAAAATCTAAATAAGTTTGATTTAGTAATAGTTAATCACACTAGTCCATTTAGAGTTCACACAAACAATCCCATACACAATACAAAATTACACGAGAACTGTGATTTAATCTTTACAGATGTTGAATCAAACTTAGATAAGAATAATCAAAGTACTGTTACAGCATATAATTGGTTCAAGTATCATTATGACGAAGATTATCAAAAAGATATTTACGACCTGATGAGGAAAGAAATCTGCTCAATGATCAAAGTTCCATATCTAGCTATCGATCACAGTCCTACAAGTTTTGAAAGATCATTTGAAGATTGCCATATTAATTTTACCAATCATTGGTCAGTTCACAAAGGATTAGTCAATCACTATACAGAAGAAGGAAATGCGATAGTCGCTCAACGAATAAAGGAGAAATTAAATGAAATGGGTTTTAACAGTTGACGATGACGGAGTACTAACTTTACCACCTGATCTATTAGAGGCTAACGGTTGGAAAGAAGGTGATGTTTTAGTTTGGAAAGATAACGAGGACGGTTCTTGGACATTATCTAAAAAACTTGACAATCAAGAAGAAAAGAGTGTATAATATATTATGAACAATAAAACTCAAGAAATTATGAGCATTCTTCAAGAAGAATGTGCCGAAGTAACACAAGCAGTATCGAAGTGTTTTAGATTTGGCTTAGACAATAAAAAGCCAGGCAAGCCGCTGACTAATCGAGAACACTTAGAAGTTGAACTAGGCGATGTGTTAGCTATGATCGAACTGCTAGAAAATATTGGTGTAGTTTCATCTAAAGCAGTTGAAGAAGCTAAAGAAGCTAAATTTGAAAAACTAAAAACTTGGTCAACCATCTATGAGCAAAATTAAAATCGCAGAGCTGTTTTACAGCATACAAGGTGAAGGACGCTATATGGGTGTGCCTTCTGTTTTCTTACGTACATTTGGCTGTAACTTTAAATGTGCCGGCTTTGGTATGCCTAACGGTAAATTAAGCACAGAAGTCGATGAGATTGCCGACATTGTTCATATGTTTAACAAGTATGAAGAACTTCCTCTAGTATCTACAGGTTGTGATTCATATGCCAGTTGGGATCCTAGATTCAAAGACCTTAGTCCAATGCTTACTACTGATGCCATTGTAGAACGCACATTAGAAATCCTTCCAGGTCAACGTTGGGGTGATGCTCATCTAGTCATTACAGGAGGCGAGCCATTGTTAGGTTGGCAACGTGCTTATCCAGATTTGTTAAATCACGATAGTATGTCCGAATTAAAAGAGATTACTTTTGAAACAAATGGTACTCAACATTTAACTCCCGAATTTAAAGATTATTTGATTCGCTGGCAAATGCCTGACATTGATAAAACTAGGGAAGTAACATTTTCAGTTAGTGCGAAACTTAGTTGTTCCGGAGAGGAAAGACATGAAGCTATTCGCCCAGACGTTGTTTGCGAATACGAAGAAGTTGGCTACACTTATCTTAAATTTGTAGTAGCAACAGAAGAAGATGCTGAAGAAGCAATTGAAACAGCAGACATTTACAGAGCCGAAGGATTTACAGGGCCTGTATATCTTATGCCAGTAGGCGGTGTTGAGAGTGTATACTCATTAAACAATCGCAGAGTCGCAGAACTAGCGATGAAGAACGGACTTCGCTACAGTGATAGATTACAGGTTCCGTTGTTTAAAAACGAGTGGGGAACTTAATGAAAAAAGTTATAAAGAAACTTTTAGGGTTTGACAAGTTAGAAGCAGAAAAAGAACAATTACAGGCAGCAAGAGATAAAGCTGCCGAAGAGACTGCTCGTGCCCAAGAAGAAGCAGAATTAGCAAAACTTGGTCCAAAAGAACGTGCTACTGCCAAGGGAGAACCATGGGTTAGTGTATTAGATACAAAAGTCAATCCTGACAATATTCGAAATGGTTTCTTCGAACTTGACTGGAACGAGCTTTTTGTGTTAAAATTAAAGCAAGAAGGTTACGGGTTTGAAGGTGATCCGGACGAAGAAATCGTAGATCGCTGGTTCAGAGATATCGTGCGTCAGATGTTGTCAGAAGAAGGTTTAGATGTTAATAGACCAGCAGGTTATATTAATGTAGTTCCAATAGCTAAAGGTAAATCAGAGGTTTCATGACATATATTTTAGTCGATACTGCTAATACATTCTTTCGTGCTAGGCATGTGATTCGAGGCGATGCTGATATTAAGATTGGCATGGCTTTTCACATCACTCTAAATTCTATACGCAAAGCATGGCAAGACTTTAACGGTAGTCATGTTATCTTCTGTTTAGAAGGTCGTAGCTGGCGTAAAGATTACTACGAACCTTACAAAAGAAATCGCAGCGATGCTAGAGCTGCCCTAAACGAACGTGAGCAAGAGGAAGATAAGCTCTTCTGGGAAGCATTTGATACATTTAAAGAATTCGTCTCAGAAAAAACTAACTGTACTGTATTACAAAATCCACAATTAGAAGCAGACGATCTTATCGCAGGTTGGATACAGAATCATCCAGAATCAAAACATGTTATAATTTCCACTGACAGCGACTTTGAACAATTGATAGCACCTAATGTGAAACAATATAATGGTGTCAGTGAGACAACAATAACGCACGAAGGTTATTACGATGCCAAAGGTAACAGAGTCAAAGACAAAAAGACAGGTGAAGAAAAAACAGCACCAGATCCCCAGTGGCTCTTGTTTGAAAAATGTATGCGTGGTGATACCAGTGATAATGTCTTCTCAGCGTATCCAGGTGTGCGTACTAAAGGCACAAGCAAAAAAGTGGGTCTTACTGAAGCGTTCGAAGA